ATAAACCATTAGAATATTTAATAGAGACTCCAGAGCATCTTGATAAATTTAATATCGGGTCTTCTGGAAGTAATAAAAAATTATCAGTAGCAAAAACGCATTTTGTTAAGTATTTCATGTGGAATATTAAAGATATTAGTGTAAATGATTCCAATCACGATTATTTAAATGATTTAAATAAGGCAACATTAACTTTTAATGGTAATCCATTAATATCTAACGCACCTGGAAGTTTTTATAACGAAGTTAACCGGTATATGAAATTTAATTCTTCCGCATCACTCATTTTAGACTCTAATAATAAAATTGATGAAACTAAAGTAAATCCAGTTTATAATTACTCTTTTTCAATAAATCCATTAGAAAAAAAATTATCTGGATTTATGACTACTGAAAAATTTAATGACGTAGCATTCGAATTTGATATTAAAGAAAGTTCTGTAAGTAATAGACAGGTTAACCTATACCTTGTTAAATATAATATTATTAGGATAAATGATGGTAATTTCAATATATTATACAACTAGGTATAACTCCAATAATTTTTTAATTTATTATTAATTAATTAAAGAATTAATTCGTTTTGTTGAAAATAAAATATTTACATATAATATATAAAAAATGGGAGGTGGATTAATGCAACTCGTAGCCTATGGCGCACAAGACATATATCTTACTGGTAATCCTCAGATTACCTTCTTCAAAGTAGTATACCGCAGACACACTAACTTTGCTGTAGAATCAATTGAACAAACCTACAACGGCTCTGCCGCTTCAGGATCAAAAATCTCAGTCACCGTATCAAGAAATGGTGATTTACTTTCAGCCGTATGGCTCTCCAACAAACGTGGCGCTGACGTAACAGCCGCTAATGCTTGGGCAACTGTAGACAACGTCGAAGTCGAAATCGGTGGCCAAGTCATCGACAAACAATACGGTCACTGGATGCAAGTCTGGACTGATCTCTCACTCGGTGGAGACAAATCCGATCTCTTAGACGCTTGCCTTGCCGCTGATACTTCAAACAACCCACACGTTGGTGGCGAAGATGTAAGCTACATGCCACTTCAATTCTGGTTCTGCAGAAACCCTGGCCTCGCTTTACCACTCATCGCTCTCCAATACCACGAAGTCAAACTTAACGTAACTTTCGCTACTCTTAACGCCAATGACTCAGTCTCTGTATGGTGCGATTACGTATTCCTTGACACTGATGAGCGCAGACGCTTTGCCCAAGTATCTCACGAATACCTCATCGAACAAGTCCAATTCTCCAACGAACTTTCAGTCAGTGGCACAAGCACTCAACACGAACTCCGCTTCAACCACCCTGTAAAAGAACTCGTATGGACTGTCAACAATGGAACCAAAGACATCACCGTCAACGATGCTCTCCTCCAACTTAACGGACACGACCGCTTCAAACGCAGAGAAGGTAAATACTTCACTAAAGTCCAAAGATACCAATACCACAGTGGCGCTGAAGACCAAACCGACAGTGTCCCTCACGTATACTCCTTCGCCCTCAAACCCGAAGAACACCAACCAAGTGGCACTTGCAATTTCTCCAGAATTGATAACGCCGTTCTTAACATGGCCCACGCCGACACTACTGGCAAACTCCGTGTATACGCCGTTAACTACAATGTTCTCCGTATCATGAGTGGTATGGGTGGTCTCGCATACTCTAACTAAATTTTTTATTTTTTATTTTTATTAAAAATAGCTTTATTTTTAAAAAAAAAATATACGGTATATATATAATATAATATGGGAGGCGGTTTAATGCAACTCGTAGCCTATGGCGCACAAGACATATACCTTACAGGTAATCCACAAATCACATTCTTCAAAGTAGTATACCGCAGACATACTAACTTTGCAGTAGAATCTATCGAACAAACTTACAACGGTTCCGCTGCCGCTGGTTCTAAAATCTCGGTCACCGTATCTAGAAATGGTGATTTACTTTCAAGTGTATTCCTTGTAACTAAAGGAAGTGCCGATATCGACTCTTCAGTAGGTGAACACTGGAGATTAATTGATAATGTAGAAGTAGAAATTGGTGGTCAAGTTATTGACAAACAATACGGTCACTGGATGCAAGTCTGGACTGACCTTTCGCACGGTGGTGACAAACTTAAACTCTTAGACGATGGTGCTAAAGGTGTAGCTGCTGGCGCCGATGCTCAATTATCATATGTCCCACTTCAATTCTGGTTCTGCAGAAACCCAGGCCTTGCTTTACCACTTATCGCACTTCAATACCACGAAGTCAAACTTAACGTAACATTCTCATCTGGTGCATCTCAACTTGGTGCTGGCAGTAATGTTGCTGTATGGTGTGATTACGTCTTCCTTGATACCGACGAACGCAGACGCTTTGCTCAAGTATCACATGAATACCTCATTGAACAAGTTCAATTCTCTAATGCTCTTTCCGTAAGTGGCACAAGCACTCAGCACGAACTCCGCTTCAACCACCCTGTAAAAGAACTTGTATGGACTGTTCATGACAACTCTGCTGCTGTAGACCATGATGGTGATGGTGCTACCGCAGCTAAAGCATCTGATTCCGATATCACAGTTAACACGGCTCTTTTACAACTCAACGGACACGATCGCTTCAAACGTAGAGAAGGTAAATACTTCACTAAAGTCCAAAGATACCAATACCACGAAGGTGCCAGTGATACTGAACGCAGAGCTGCTGTTGCTGCTGCCGGCGGAACTGCTGCCCGCGCCGATGCCAGTGTCCCCCACGTATACTCCTTCGCACTCAAACCTGAAGAACATCAACCAAGTGGCACCTGTAACTTCTCAAGAATTGATAACGCCGTTCTCAATCTTGAACACGGAAGCGCTACCGGACACCTTCGCGTATACGCAGTTAACTACAATGTTCTCCGTATCATGAGTGGTATGGGTGGTCTTGCATACTCTAACTAAATTAACTATCTTTTTATTTTATTAAGAATAATTTTAATAATATAAATACAAAATTTATAATTGTGGTATATAATATAAATGGGTGGAGGATTACTACAACTCGTTGCCTATGGGGCACAAGATATATATTTGACAGGCAATCCGCAGATTACTTTTTTTAAAGCAGTTTTCAGAAGACATACAAACTTTGCTATAGAATCTATAGAACAAACCATTAATGGAACTGTAGGTCCTTACAATAAAGTTAGTTTTAATTTAAGTAGACAAGGAGATCTTGTATCTGATATAATATTAAAAATGACAGGCGGCACCAATGACGCTTTCTCTGCTATAGAGTATGTAGAATGTGAAATTGGTGGGCAAGTTATTGATAAACAATATATTGATTGGATTAATATATGGTGCGATTTATCACAAAATAGTGATAAAACAAAATTACTAAATGAATTAAGACGGGGTCTCGAAATTATAACTGTTCCTTTAGTAGTAGATGAAAATCAACCTACTCCTGCTGAAATGAATAATTTACAACTTAATGAAATAATTACATATCCTGGAGGAGCACAATCTCAGTTTACTGATAATTCACATCCTATAGAAATAGTTAGACATTCTACTGGAAGATTATTTTTTACTAAAAAAAATGCCGGTAGTCAACAAAAGTTAGTAATGATTGATGTTGATGGTTCAGTAACTGAAATTAATGCTTCTAGCACTTTAGGTGGCAGTGATAAACTTGCTATAATGGGTAACCGTATTTACAATATTCAATCAAACAGTAGTTATTTAAGTAAATTTACACTAACATCCACTGGAGATATTGATTTTGTATCGTCTCGCTTGACTACAGACTGGAACATACATCAAGCCCAATTCTCAAGTATAAGCAATATATCTCCATCATTAATTAATGGTGTAGATACAATCGGTTTTAATTGGGGTTCAATAAGGGCGATTACAGCTAACAATAATATGGTATTAACCTCAGGCACATCACAAGATCCTATTCATAGACTATATGATAATCATGATAGTCATTATGCTTACCCAATATATAACAATCCTACACCTGCTGATAAACAAATTATTATGAATAATGGAAACACTGATGTATGGGATTATAATTTTATAGACGGAGATGCTTCTACAGCAACATTTAAAAGTAGTCATAGTGGACCGCTATTTTTAACATTAAGCCCCGATGGTAACTTTGCTTATTGGGCACCTTATGCGTCAGGAATAATAAGAAGAATGGATCTTAGAGACGGCTATAATTATAATGTTGAAACAATTTTAGGTAATCTTGTAGCTTCACCTCCTAATACCGGATATAGAACAACACCTATAGATGGTCCCATTGGAACAAGCACAGCAAATTGGGTTTCAGGTATAACAATATCAAGTGATAATAATACACTTTATTATGTTGATGCTGCTGGATTGGGTGGAAAGAGTTTTGAAAATCACCAGTTAAGAAAAATTGACCTGACTAATTCCCAATTTAATGTTACTACAATAAATAATAATATTATTAGTGACATTGCTACAAACACATTCCCTTGTTATGGAATTGCGATTCATCCATCTAATCAATACATATTAATGCTTGCCACAAATAAAAAGATTATTAAGTATGATCTTCTTAATAACTCAGAGTCTGTTTGGTTTGGAGACGGAACTGATGCGCATAGCACAACCAGTATAAGAAGTGCTATAAGTATTGTTTTTAACTCTACAGGGTCACATGTTTATGTTCCAGATTATGAGTCTAGTTCTGCTGGTGTTTATAGATTTTTTGAAACAGATAAAATAAATGCTGATCCTTCTGATAACGATGGTGTTTTAAGTGGTTCAATTACTGGTGGTTACGGAACTGGTTCTTGGAGAGTAAAAAGAATTATTTTAGATGAACCTAATAATGTCCTGTATTCGTATGAAAGTGACGGTGATTTTAATGTAAATACTGTATATCCAGGACAAGGATATAGTCGAACACGTGCGCGTATCAGAAAGCATCCTATACAAAATCATGGTAATCAAAATGGTTCTGAGGATTTATATTATAGTGTAAATGGTGATGGTTTAGCAGTATTTCATCATGATCCGATATTTTTAAAAAATGATTGTCTTTATTGGATAGGATCAAATACAAGTCAAGAAGGTTTAATAAAACTTCCCATAGCACCAGTAAGTTATATATATCCTCCCTATTATCTTAAACAACACACGTCTGCTCTAAAAGATGTATCTGGTAATCTCCAAACACCAAGAACAATGGAACTTGATAGTTCAGATAATATTTATATATGTTTTACTGGAATTCCTGGACTATATAAAGTAGCTGCTGGAGCTGACAGGGAAGATACTCCTACTGAATTACTTAGTGGAACAGAAACTAAAATTCTACAAGGAAATGGTATAATAGTTCATCCAGATGGGTCAGTTTATGTTACATGCTTAACTAGTAGAAAAATATATAAATATAAAGATGGAGAAACTACCCATGTAGCAGGAGATGGAACTGATGCTACAACAAATAATTCTGACCCACTTCAAGCAAGTTTTTCAGAACCCACTGGATTGTGCGTATCTACCTATAATGATTTAATGATATGTGATAAAAATGGTGGTTTAAGAGTAATGGGAGGATATAAACCATTTACAACATATATAACATCTACAAAAAATATACCTTCATATATGCCATTACAGTTTTGGTTTTGCCGAAATCCAGGACTTGCTCTCCCTCTTATTGCTTTACAATATCATGAAGTTAAAATTATAGTTCAGTTCGCTGATACTCTTAATGGAGTTACTAATGTAGAAGCTTGGGCTGATTACATATTCCTTGACACCGACGAACGCCGTAGATTTGCACAGATATCTCATGAATATCTAATAGAACAGGTTCAATTTTCTAATAAAATACAAATTGACTCATCAACTGTTACCAATAATCAAGGTTCGGAGGTTTCATCCATAACAGAACTTCGTTTTAATCATCCAGTAAAAGAATTATACTGGACTGTAAATCAAGAAAATGATGATGCTACTGGAAGAACACAAGCATGTTCGAAAACTAATCAAGGAGGAACTCAATCAATAGCAGTAGATTCCGCTTTATTACAAATGAACGGTTCTGATCGATTCGAAGAAAGAGATGGTAAATATTTCACTAAGGTTCAAAGATATCAATATCATAGCAGTGCTGGCATTAATACAACACGTTTAGGTGTAGGTAGTAATGATGTATCGTCCGATACTGTAACTTCTAAATGGTATCCCACTGTAGCTAATATTCATTCATATTCTTTCGCTCTTAATCCCGAAGAACATCAACCAAGTAGCACATGTAATTTTTCCAGAATTGATAATGCGATCCTTCAAAATAAATTTAAAACCCCTAATGTCAATGGAACCTACAACTATTTTGTTAGTATTTACGCAGTTAACTACAATGTGCTCCGTATTATGAGTGGTATGGGTGGTCTCGCATATTCTAACTAAATTGATATCTTTTCATGTAATTACATTTTTTTGTAATTATATTATATAATGTTTTCACAAATAGTTAATCCCATAACTAATAAAAAAGTTAATATTAAAAGTAGAACTGGTAAGGAAATTTTAAACAATTACATTAATAATCAATCAGGTGGAAACGTAACTTGGACTCGAAATGGATTTACTGCTCGAGGACAAGGTGCTACAAGACAACGTTCTAGTGCTGAAATAAGAGTTTTACGAACGTTAAGGGTAGAATATAATGGAAGGAATGGTCCTGTTCAAAACTATGCGGCATTTTGGAGAAATCCTAACAGAAGATATAATCAGTTTGGTTATTGGGAAAGAGGATGGGTTGCTGCCACTCGCAACCGACGAGGATATTGGAATAATAGACATCGTTTTATATCAAGGAGTCTTAATGAATTTATAAGAGATATGGTCGGTGAACCAAGTAATAGAGAAATTAATGACTTTATTCGTATTATAGAATTACGATTTTTAGATTCAAGGCAACACTCACTTAATGCTGGTGAAACCAGAGTGTTTCATAATCATAATGATATTATAATAGGAATGTTAGAAGCTTTTTGGACTTTAACTGACACAAGAAGAAATACAAGACGATGGCTCAATGGCATAAATTTTTTAGAAATAAGTCAGAGAGTAGCTTCGCGTGAGTGGGGTGCTATATCACGTGGGTTAATCACTTCTGTTATGAATTATCAACTACCTGACCCGCAAGAAGGTGAAGCTCACGATGCTTATGAACAGTATGGAGAAGATGAACTTCAAGAAGCTTTCGAACAAGAAGAACAGCGTGAGGTAGATGAACTTACAGGTGCCTTTGGAGAAATGAGAATGTGAATACTATATCTTTAAGAATATTAATTATATAGGAAATTTAATTGATAATTATATAATCTAAATATATTATATACTTATGGGTGGTGGATTACTACAATTAGTAGCCTATGGTGCACAAGATGTATCTTTAACAGGTAACCCGCAAATTACTTTTTTTCATGCTGTATTTAGAAGACATACTAATTTTGCTCTACAAACTATAGAACAAACATTAGATGGAAAATTTAATCCAGATTCGAGAATAAGTTTTAACATATCAAGAGACGGCGATCTATTAAGTGACTTAGTTTTAAAAACGGAAGGGTCTACATCAGATTCATTTTCATTTTTTGACTATATAGATTGCGAAATAGGTGGACAACTTATAGACCGCCAATATAATCATTGGATGAATGTTTGGTGTGATTTAACTCATAACATAGATAAAACAAAATTATTAAATGATTTAAGAGTTGGTTTTAAATCTGTATCAACTGTAAATGTTATAGACCAAAATCAACCTGCTCCATCTGAGTTAAATGGTATAAATGTCAATCAAGTTATAAATTATCCTGGAACAGAAAGTGGTGGTTCTACAGATATTGTTTTACATAGTTCTGGTAAATTATATTTTGCTAGAGCAACTCCAGCGAATTATAGAATATCAGTAATTGATAGTCAAAATAACTATACTATTGATAATAACTTTTCAAATAATATAACAAGTGGTTCTATATCTGATCCAAGAAAAGTAAAAATACAAGGTAATAGCATCTTTGTATTGGATAGAAATTACGGATATGGTGATATAGCACGAATTAATGTTGACCAAAATGGTGATTATGTTTCTCAGGAAAATAGTTGGATGGGTGGCGGTTCAGGAGTAACTTCAGCAAATGCTGGTATTTTAAAAAATAACGTGCCTTCTATAACAGGAGGAGTAGAAACAATTGGTTATACAACTTATGGAATTAATGATATGTGCTTTAATCAAAATATGATGCTGTTCGCACTTAATTATTTTAAAAGGATTGTAAGAAGATACGATAATAGTGATGGGCATTTCTCGGAACAAATATTAACTCTTTTACCTACACCGACTACTAGTGTATTTCACTCTTTTGCTAGTGGGAATAGTGATGGTGCTTTGGCCAGTTCATCAATAACTAATCAATGGACTCTTAATGTTTTTGAAGGACCTAATATTGCTAATCCATTTTTAATTATAACTCAAAGAAATCATACAGTTAGAAAAATAGATTTAAATACTAGTCAAGTTACCACAATCGCTGGTACTCCTAGTAGTTCGGGAAATGTAGATGGAGCACCAGGAACAAGTAAAATACATGATCCAATGGGTGCGGCAATAAGTCCTGATGGTTCTTATGTTTTAATTACAACATCGGGTTCCCCATCAGCTAATGGTGGTAGAATAAAAAAAATAGATTTATCAAACAATAATACTACTACATTAACAACATGCACAAATCCTGTAGGAATAGCAATACATCCTACTCTAAATTACGCATATATACTTACTTATCCAGGACAACTATTAAGACTAGATTTATCAGATAATACAATTGATGTTTTAATGAATTCTATAGGCGGTAATGGATATCCATTATCTATAAGTCCTGATGGAACATTTTTACTATTTGTTAAAGCTAATCCTTGGACAACTTTGAGGGTTAATATTGATTCCAATGGAGGTATCACGGGGGGTTTGCAGAGTGTAAATGTAAGTGGAGGTACACCCGCTAACACTTATGGTCTATCTATAATGGCCGATAGTGATACTATTATACTTGGAAATACAAATCCAAAAATATTTAGTGTTTCTAATCCTGGAACTTTATTGTCACAACTTACTGCTATACCAGGAACCTGTTTCCCAGCCAGAACTGAAACTATGGAGTTCGCCTATGTATTAAATAGTAGTAATAAACTATATAAAATCACCCTGTCTTCATCTTCAACAATTACACCAAATTATTACCTAAAACAACACGCAGGAAATTTAAAGGATAAAAATAATTCTGTTAAAGCAGTATTAACAATGAATATAGATGATAATGATAATATTTATTTATGCTTTTCAAATACTCCTGGATTATACAAAGTAAATGCTGGAGCAGATAAAGAGAATACACCTACATATCTCTGTCAGGGTTCTGAAGAGTTAATTAAAAATGGAGAAAATATATTTAAACACACTAATGGCGATATGTATATATCATGTCGAACAACTGGGAGAGTCATTAAATTATCCAATGACCAATTATCTGTTTTTGCTGGAGAAGAACCTACACTTGATGGAAATGGTAACCCAGTAGCAAGAACTGCTGTTAATACCGACGATCCTCTTACTTCAAGTTTTGTATATCCATTTGGTATGTGTTTTACATCATTTAATGATGTTATTATTTGTGATAGAGGAAGTAATGGTAATGGAACTATGAGAGTAATAGGTGGTTATAAACCAGTCACAGTAGGTGGCGTAACAACAACACCAATACCTGCTTATGTCCCATTACAATTTTGGTTCTGCAGAAATCCAGGACTCGCTATACCATTAATAGCTCTTCAATATCATGAAGTTAAAATTATTATTAGATTGGCAAGTGCTTTACATGGTGTTACCGGAGTTTCTGCTTGGGGAACATATATATTTTTAGATACAGATGAGCGCCGAAGATTTGCCCAAACTTCTCATGAATATTTAATTGAGCAGGTTCAGCATTCAAATAGATTATCGTTGGGTTCTACTGATGTTATAAACAATCAGCCTCAAGAAATTATATCAACTACTGAACTTCAATTTAACCATCCTGTTAAGGAATTAATATGGACTATAGACCAAGTAACTGACAGTGCTAATAGTTCATCCAAAGCTTGTTCTGCTAAAAATTTAGGAGGCAATCAAAATATTATTGTAGATTCATCTTTAATCCAAATGAATGGTGATGATAGAGCTGAAAAAAGAGAGGGTAAATATTATTCCCAATTACAAAGATATCAGAGACATAGTGGTGCTGGCTTACGCAATACACGTATAGGAGTTGGTAGTAATGATATTACTTCAGACCTTGTTGTAACTAAATGGTATCCTAAAGCAACTAATGCCCATGTTTATTCATTTGGCCTTGAACCTGAAGAACATCAACCATCGGGAACTTGTAATTTTTCAAGATTAGATAATGCTATTATTCAAAATACAATATCTACGCCAACAATTAATGGAAATTATAGATATTTTATAGATATGTATGCTGTTAATTACAATGTTCTCAGAATAACAAGTGGTATGGGTGGTCTCGCTTATTCCAACTAATCTTATTTATAAGAAATAAATTTTTCATAAATAAAATATTAGATTATAATATAAAATATGGGAGGCGGTTTATTACAACTTGTAGCTTATGGCGCACAAGATTTATATCTTACAGGTAATCCCCAGATTACATTTTTCAAAGCAGTATTTAGAAGACATACTAATTTTGCTATTCAATCTGTTCAACAAACTATTAATGGTAATATAAAACCAGATTCACAAATAAATTTTAATATATCTAGAGATGGTGATTTATTATCAAATGTTATTCTCAAAATGACAGGTCAAACCGACGATTCATTTAGTTGTATTGAATATGTCGAATGTGAAATAGGCGGACAGGTCATAGATAAGCAATATAACTTATGGCTAAATCTTTGGTGTGATTTAACACATGGCAAAGATAAAACTAAAATGTTAAACAAATTAAGAAGTGGAAATAATACTGTTTCAACGTCTGTAGTTGTTGATCAAAATCAACCTAGTCCGACAGCTCTTAATAATATTGCTGTTGATGAAATTATTAATTATACAGGCACAGAAAATTTTTCACCTAAATGTATTGTAAAACATTCTTCAGGAGTTATATTTTTTTCAAAAAGAAATGGGACAAGCACCAAATTTCATAAAATTAAACTAGATGGTACTGTAGTAGAAAATGTAGATACTTTCAATATAACAATTGATGAATTTGATATTCATAACGATACTATATATGCTATACAGGAAGGTAATGATTTAATAACACAGTATATATTAGATGCGAATGGTAATGGGAATCAAATTTATAATGGAATTGTTAAGTTCAACGGTGCTAATGCACCAGGTAGAGAAGGAGATAATCCATCTATCTCAGGTGGCGTTGATACAGTAGGTTATTACGTAGGAGGTATGAATTCAATTTCACATAATGCTAATATGATACTTGTAGCATCAAATAGTTCAAAAAAAATTATTTCAAGGCTCTATCTTAATCAGGATCAACATTATCAAGGTGTAAACTATAGTCTTCGAGCAGCCAATTCAGTTAGTAGCACAATTAGTGGTATATTAACAAATAATGGTAATGGCTTTACTGATGGGGATGGTTCAGTAGCACAATTAACAAATACTACATCTAATGCTTATGCAATCAGTCATGATGATTCTTTTATGATAATTGTTGATGTTAATAAGGGTATAGCCAGAAAAATTAATCTGGTATCTGGTAATTATGAAACAACCACAGTAATAGGTGATATTACACAGGGAGATGTAGACCAAAGAGGGTTTGTTGATGGAGGATTAGGAGTAGGTAAAATACAATCGGTTTACTCTATAGATATTACTAGTGATAATAGATATGTATTATTTGGCGATGGTTCTGCATTAAGACAACTCGATTTAAATGATAACACAATATCTACACTAAATAGTAGCTTAGCTGGTGGTGGTAATGCACATACTGGTATTTCTATTCATCCAAATCAACAATATGTTCTTATCGTTGAGCACGTCAACCCAAGGATAGTAAAGGTTGAGTTATCAGGCTCATATAACTCGAGTATTTGGTTTGGTAATGGAACAAATGCAGATGGCGCGTCGAGTCTTTATTATCCATGGTGGATTAAAATTGCGGGTTCGGGTAATTATGTAGTTACTGGTGGGGGTGGGACAGGATCAGGTCTTTTCAGATATTTCGACATAAACGCGCAACCACATCCTGCTAATGGCGCATGGGTTGGCGCTGGTTTATCAGGCAGTTATTCTAGACATGTAGTTATGTCAGATGTTGACGATTTTGTATTTATTTATGGGTCACATGGTTCTTCTCAAGGAATTTATAGATACAATGCTGGCACTGACCCATCAACTTATGATTCAAGTAATATAGGCGCGAGCACATTAGTAACAGGATATGGACTAACAGGGGGTCACACTGGTCTTGTTGTCGACAGAAAAGGCCATAATTTATATTGGTGGGATAATAGCACAAAACAAATAAGAACCGTTTCACTTGTTCAAGAAACAACTTTCATTCCTAACTATTATTTTAAACAGCATACATCAAAATTAAAAGATACTAATGGAAATGAAAAGACTGTTCAAACCATGAAATTAGCAGATAATGATGATATTTATATCTTCTTACAAAATACACCTGGTTTATACAAGGTTTCCGCTGGAGCTAATAGAGAAGATACTCCTACATATCTTTGCCCTGGCTCTGAAGTAATAGAAAGAGGTAATGGTATACTTATACACACGGATGGAACAATATATCTCTCGTGCAAGCAAACTAAAAAAATATATAAGTATAAAGATGACGTATTTACTCATATAGCAGGAAGCGGAACAGAGGGTCATGATAACAATACAAATCCTCTTGAAGCTACTTTTTCTAATCCTCGCGGATTATGTATTACTAATTACAATGATTTACTTATTTGTGATGATGATAATAGTGATCCTGAAAGAGGTGATTTAAGAGTTATGGGAGGTTACAAGCCAGTTACAATTACAACAACAGTTAGTGCACCTGAACCATCATATGTTCCTCTTCAATTTTGGTTCTGTAGAAATCCTGGTTTAGCACTTCCTCTTATAGCATTACAATATCATGAAGTTAAAATTAATGTTAAATTAGCTGAATCATTAAATAATATTACCGATATTGAAGCATGGGGGGATTACATATATCTTGATACAGATGAACGTAGAAGATTTGCCCAAATTTCACACGAATATCTTATTGAGCAAACACAGTTTTCTAATAGATTATCACTTGGAGAATATCAAATTACTAATTCAACTGCCAAAGAAGTATCTTCTATAGAAGAGTTACGTTTTAACCACCCTGTAAAAGAATTAGTATGGACTATTGAACAAGTTAACGTTGATGAAAATCTTGGAAAAGCATCAGCATGCTCTATATTTAACAATGGAGGAACTCAATCTATAAGAGTTGATAAGGCCTTGATGCAATTTAATGGTTCGGATAGATTTTATGAAAGAGATGGTAAATATTTTGGTGATGTACAGAGATACCAAAAACATACGGGCGCTGGATTAAGAACTACAAGATTGGGAGTTGGATCTAATGATTTAGTTTCTAACCAAGTTACTTCAAAATGGTATCCTAAAGTATCTGGTGTACAGGTTTACTCTTTTGCTCTAAATCCTGAAGAACACCAACCTTCCTCAACATGTAATTTTTCAAGGTTGGATAATGCTATTATTAAAAATACATTTAAAACAGCATCTCATAACGGAACTTATAGATATTTCCTAAATGTGTTTGCTCACAGTTATAATGTGCTTAGAATAATGAGCGGTATGGGCGGATTAGCATACTCTAATTAAATGTAAATATATACAAAAATGTAATATTATTATTAACCAGCTAAAATAAATATAACTTTTAAAATAATTTAACGTAATTATCATTTTAAAATTTAGAATAAACTTTTAACTTTTTTAGCTTGTGATTCGAAAAGAAAATGTCTAATTTTGTATTTTTTTCTATTATTACAAATATTGCTCCCGAGCTCTTTATGATTTATCATAACTGGATTAACCAGATAGGCTTTTCCAAATTTTTGGAAAAAATTAAGATATACAAAATCTAATGCCTGTGCTCTTAATCTAATAGTCCCAGTTCTCCAATCTTTATGTTTGTCTTTACCTTTTCCTGGTAAAAATACTGCTCTCAAAACATTGTTTACATCATTTATTTTTTCTTTCGATGGGATAAATAACGCAAATGCCCCTACTAATTTAATAATATCATTATCAATAGCTATTACTTTTTTTCTTAATTTAATTGTGTTAGTTACATCATTAAAAAATGAACCGCCAAGATAGACAATATCAGCATCTTTAGGTATATTAACATTATTATTCGAATTACTTAAAAAGTCAGCATCATCTTCAAGTATAATTACATTTTCCAGATTTTTATCCATAGCAATTTTGATTGCTAACATGTGACTTAAATAAGCGCCCACTTTTTTCATTATAGCATCAGGGTATTTACACATAGTTTTAAAATTTTTGCGGTCTGTCCAGAATTTAACGAGCAATTTACTCATAGGGACTCCCAATAATTTACTTATTTTTTTCCTATAAGCTAAATTTTTTAATTTAGATCCTCTAACAGCTTCTATTCTCGTATAGTTTAATTTTAAAGAATCCAATTGATGTTCAATTCTCTTACGCTTTTCTGTATCTTCTTTTAAATTAATATATAGAATATGCGAATCTTTAATCTTCATTAACATAATATTATATTTTTATATTAATATGGCGTTTAATATTACTGAAGACTTTGAATATTGTATTTGGCTTTTACCTGAAAAAACACATGAATGGTATAGATATCCCAGCGGGTTTTCTCCTCATTTATCAGTAAAAACTTATCTTGACTATGACGACATACCTAAATATAAATATATACTTGATGATAATATTTCAATTGAAATAGAACTTGTTGGAAAGCTATACCAAACTACTGTAAATAATTTTTATGCTTTACAATATCTTGTTAAACCTATTTCCAAAAATATACCTAAGTGGTGGCCTGAAAATGCGCACATTTCGTTTAGATATAAGTATAATACACCGTTTACAGAAGAAGAAATTAAAAATATAGAAAATACAATTAAAGTAAGAAAAGCAAACCTTAATAATATTCGTATTCAAAGATGCACTGGACATTACACTTATTGGTCACAAATTACCAAGTAACATCAATATGCGGTGATAATAATTTTTTGGCATTACTTCTAATTTTATTTACACTTGGCCATTTTTTGAGAAGTTTTACAAGATCTTTTTCATCTTTAACTACAAAGCAATTATATTTATCCTTAAAAACTGAGTTAGTATTAGCTACCCATTTTTCATTTAATACAAGAGCAGCACCTTGGTAAATTGCTTCTAAAAATGTATATTGACTTCCTCCGCCATCATTATGAATTGCCGATAAATCAATCATGTATTTAGCTTCACTAAGAACATTGTCAAGATCTGAGAAATCCTTTTTAAATGTTCCTTGGTAGTAATCATCTAAGTTTAAACTTAATTTATTTTGTAAATGATGAAATACATATAGGTCATTTTTAGCACCATAAATATCTACTATTTTATCATCTTCATCATTTTCTATAAGTTCATTATTAGCTTTAATAATTATATCAGTATGCTTATCAAAATCAACTCTTGATATGGCTACTGCCTTTTCATTACTATTTTTGGTAATATCATATTCAAAGAAAGGATGAAGTTTAAAAGTGCTGTTAACTTTAAATGTATTTTTCAGATGTTTTTTTACTGTTTCTCTGATAGTTATTATTTTAAATCTTTTAAGGTTATCAATTACAGGCTGTGTGCTTTTGCCTTTAACTTCAGTAGGGTCATGTATAACAAGGGTTGTTCTTTTACTAGGAAATTTATCTAGGTATTTATAATAGTTTTTATCAATAGCTGTAATCATAATATCTTTTAATTTAGCGGCGTCTTCAATTGAAATGTTTTGATATTTAACACCATATCCATAATCTCTTAAAACTGGCGAGCCATCTTTCTTTTTCTCTGTTTTTGTATGTATTTTATAAAGTTTATAGTTATATTTACGCGACAGATGTGCTGTAAAAGTAACCCAACCACCAAACCGTGGTTTTGCCATATAAATTAGATTTACCATATATCGTATATTTATATAATAAATCTTTAATTAATCTTTCAAATAACAGATGCGGTTAAGATGAAGATGATTCCATCTTCCCCACCCACCAACTTGTTTACTCATCATATACATGTGTCCGTTGGCTCTAATCAATAATTCTATAAATCCTGTTCTCCAATTACCATCAACTCTAAATCTCATATCCTTCTTAGGGGCATATTTTTTGGGAACTCTTCCCATGTGATGCCATGTATCACGAATTTCATAAACTTTATTGGCCCAAGGTCCTCCACAATTCTCTCTTCTATTACCATAACGACATTTTGTATTGCAGTTATTAGCTTTACCATATCTTCCATAACTATTTCCTGAACGGCATTCTCCATGATATTGTAATCCAAACATTCTATGACCATGAGTAAAAGCTTTTTTGGCACAACTTCTCTTATCATTAGTATAACCATGATATTTAGGTAAATCTCTTTGACCTCTATCTCTAAAGCATCCTTTGTCTTTTACAGACCAATTAGGAGGGCCTCTTGTATTGGGCATTCCTATAAGTCCTGATAATTTAACAATACCGTTATCCATCATAACTTTTGCTTCAGTCCACCAGCGATGATAATTTCTAAATCCATTATATAAGGGTATTTTTTCTCCTCTTAAAGTATTAAGAATTATTCCATCAAGATAAGCGTTATTGGCTCTTGTATTATTTTGCGGTAAAAATCTGACCATCCCCCAAGTATAGAAATCAATACGAGCAGATACACCACTCTTCTCTGTTCCGGTTGTTAGTGTTTGCTCTCTTGGTCTTTGATGTCCAGGTAATCTTGCTAACCATCTTCCATATCTTGTATTAGCTACACCACCTGATAAAGCTAAGAATGAACCTATTTTTGTCATACCTGGATGAGAAGTTTCATTAAGTTGTTTAGTTCCCCATCCTAATTTTATAGGAGTTCCTCTTGTTAACATAAATCTAACACTTGATAATAAAATTCTTATTCCTTTAGCATATTCTCCAAAAACACCTGATTTCTTTTTATCAGTTATAGTTACTTCTCCATTAGGTTTAATAGTTAGTAAATATGTATTCGCACCTACCACACGTGTTTTATTTTTCCAACTAGATGATGTTCCGCTAACTAATATTTTAATCATTCTGTCAGGAGTAAATTTATCGGATAACATGAAACATGTTTGGTTAACACCGTTGGTTGTATTATATATTTCACCATCAATAAATACCATACCACTTTTTTCTCTAACTGTAACTGGATTGCCGCGGGTTGTTTTCCATGAACCCATCATAGAGACTGTTGGTTTAGCATCAAGAGCCGATAATTCTTTAACACCAAATCCTGGAACTGGTTTAGTGGAAAATACAAGATTATTTACAAAGGCTTCTGTTAATTCAAATGGATACCATGTAGTTTTGGAAAGATGAAATCCTCCTGCCGCGCCTCTACCTACATATAATTGTTGATTCGCAGGAAATATAGCATTACCTCCCATTGTTCTATCAATTATCATTTTACCATTGATGTAACATCTTGCTTTTTTTGTAGAAACAGTTATGGCAACATGAGCCCATTTTCCTAAAGGCATCTCTGCTTTACTTCCTCCAGACATCCATTCTCCCCAAGATCTTCTATTATCAGTTAAAACAGCTAAACCAAGTTTACAGTCGTTAGGATATATCCAAAGACCTGGTGCTCTTGTTGCTTGCGCGTTGCCATGATGTATAATATTTCGCCAACTTCCTTGAGTTTTATCTACTTTAATCCAAGTAGTCATACTATATTCAACTGAACTTATTTTTTCAAAAAGGTCATAATTAGAATCACCTACTTCTTTTCCTTTAATTTTTTCTGGAT